AGCGGATCGGGTGCCGTGAATAGTCGCGTAGCCGTGCCGACCGAGTAAAAGTTCCGCAGCGTATACCCGTCAATCAGACGCGATGCTGCTTCGACACTACCCTCAATCAGCGTGTCGTCGGTGTTGTCGGTAATACGCAGCGCAGCCTTGACTTGTGCGAGCGTGCAGTAGCCATTGGTGATCGCCATGCCTATATTCTACAGCGCCGCAGATAGGTTCTCGCCGTGGAAGCGATAGACCCACGTCACGAACGGAACGCACACGAAGCGAGCGCCGGCGTCGAGGGCGCGTATCCAGAAATCCCAATCCTCAAATCCGTGCGCCGCGTCCGTCCGCCAGCCGAGCTCGCTGCATAGTTCGGTGCGGATCAGCGTGGTTGCGGGGATGTAGTTGCCAGCGCGTAGCCTGTCCGCGTCGAAGGGTGCCGAAGGATTCCAACCACCTCGCCCAGTCACGTCGCAGTAGGAATACACCACGTCGGCATCAGTCTCCCCGGCGAGCAACTCCAGATGACGCGGCAGCATCAGATCATCATCGGCGATCTGCGCGACCCACTCCGCACCAGTCTCGACGGCAGCGGGTAGCATCGCGTTGAGACAAGCAGCTGGTCCGATCCGCTCATAGTCCAAGTGGATGATGTGCGCGACAGGCTGGAGCGTTTGCGCCATGACTGACGCGACGCACTCGGCTCGAAGATCAACCCGGCTCGGAAGGCTCGGCGTGACGACAACTACGCCCATAACCGCCGCGTGCCTGCCTGCCGATCCCTCAACCCAGCCCAACGCTCCCAGACGGACTCGGATAGAACGCTTGCAGAATACTCCGCCGGCAGACTACGATCCTTGCTGGTGTTTGATCCGAGCAGTCGAGCCGGAGATCCGGCGACCTTTGCAAACGGATCAACATCCTTGACGACGCTGGAGTTCAGACCGACCATTGCCCTCTCGCCAATGATGATCCACGGATGGGTCACGACGCCCTGCCCGAAGGTTGCCTCGTCATCGATGATCGTGAAGCCGCCAAGGATACTGAAGCTTCCCATCGTGACACCGCGTCCAAGTTGCGAATCGTGAGCGATATGCGCGCCAGCCATCAGCAGCGAATCACCACCGACGATCGTTGGGCGCAAGATGCCCTGGTGAACCTGCACAAACTCGCGCACGCACGCACCATCGCCAATCGTTACGCCCTCGGCGCGATGCTTGGAATCCAGCGAACAGGGATACGATCCGCGATGCTGCGCCGGCGCCCCAATCACCGCATACGCGCCGACGTAGACGCGATCACCAATCGTCAACGGTCCCGTCAGGATCGCCGTTTCGGCAATCTCGCAGCCCTCGCCGATCGTGACTGCTCCGCGTGTCTCGTCAATAATCATGCCGCATCCGGGTCGTGGGGCGATTCGATGCGGACGATATTCGGGACGATGGTCGTATGTAGAGTCTCGCTGGCAGCGTGCAGAGGCTCATCCATTCGGTCGCCCCGGCGCCGAGGCATACCTACCCGCACGCGATCGGGATAGAGCGCGCGGGCAACCGAGAACATATCTCGCGGTGGTCCAGGTGCGACCGCATATCGCCCCGGAACTAGCACCGCCGCCCAGAGCAGTAGTGCTAGAGCCTCGTTGAGCGAAACAAAATATCGCTCGCACATTGTGACCGGGATTGAATCGCTGTCTGGCAGCGCCTTCCATATCTCAAACACGTTGCCGGACGACTCGGGTACGTTGTAAAAGCGTGCCACGCTGCCGCCGGCGTTGAGCGTGATGCGTTCAGCCACTAGCTTAGTTGCCCCATAAGCGGTTTCCGGGTCGCATGACTTGCATGTGCTGGCGGTGATTACGCGCGCGCTGGTCGAGCGGACGACATTCGCGGTGCCAGTAATGTTTATGGTCGCTGCGTCGAGAGGGTCGATCTCTCCGTCTGGCGCGTGCTTGGCACCCGCGAGGTGAAATACCAGCGTAGGCTTGACCCGCGCCATCACGTCGGCGAGCATGGTGCGGTTCGTCACGTCGCAATCGGCGATATCTGTTCCGATCGTAGACACACCACGATCATTGAGTAGCATGGTGATCGCTGATCCGATGCTGCCCTCCGCACCGGTAACAAGGACGCGGTGCCTTTGCAACTCATCCAGCGGCGTATCGATCTCTGGTGGATGCTCTGGTCGTCCGAGGATGGCTTCGATATTGAGGGAAGTAGTCACTCGCCGCCGTCGTCATTCCACGAGTTAGCCAGCCTAGTCGACAACCGCCAGTCAGCATCGGGTGGGAGTTGGTTGTCTGCCACGTCACGCCAACGCTCGTCAAAGTATCCAGCGTTCGCTGCGTGCGTTCGCGCATTGTGCGCCTTCAGATTCGGGGATGCTTCGATGGTGCTGGAGTTGTCGTGCTGAACGTGAGCCGATGATCCCGCGAAACCGATGCCGCAGACTTGTGCGCGCCGCTGCCAGTCCATGTCCTCGCAATACGCTGGGTAGAATCGCTCGCAGAACAAGCCGACCTCGGCAATGGCTCGGCTGCTAATCCACGTACAGCACCACGGTGGGCGACCGGCTTGCAGAACGTCTACTCCGTCAGTCTCGCCGGCGAAGACCGAGAACGCATCATCCGCGAAGTACGCGTCCGAGTTCAAGAGTAACCACCCGTCCGATTCTGGTGTTGCCTTTATCCCTAGATTCCAACTTGTCGCAACGCCGAGGTTCGACGGCATCGTCAATAGATACGTCTTGCCGATGCCTTCCATCTGCCCGTCGGTTCGCCAGAGATCGACATCCTCGTCGCCGAGGTTGTCGCCATTGTCGATGATCACTAGGCGCTCGACTTCACCGAGGCTGCCGATCGCACGCTCCAGCAGGTCGTAGCGGTTCAAGACCGGGATGATGACGGTCGCTAGTCCACTCATGCCGCGGCTGGGTCCCACGCTGCAAGCTGCTCCAACGCGGGACGCCAATACTTTGCGTAGACAATATCCGCATCGTAGTCGGCAGCGAAGTCGATCGCCTGCTGGCTCGGTCCGCGCTCGGTAGCGTACGCTTCCTCTAGCGCGTCAACGATGCGCGGAATCATTGGGGTGGCGAACCACGCGTCCTGGTACGGATCCCAGAGAGGCTGTACCTCGACCGCCCAGCCATCGCCGACGAGCTCGGTCTGTGCAGTCCAGTCGCTTACGATGACGCGCGTACCGCACGCCTGCGCCTCGACTACGGGCACGCCGAAGCCTTCGCCAGCCGATGTCGCCAGCAAAACGTCGGCGGCGCTGTAGAGCGACGCTAGCGCCTGCTGTGGCAGGTTCATCCGGTAGAGGTATTGATCGACGAAGCAGACCTGATTCTCAGGGATGCCGCACCCGCGGATCAGCGCCCGGAGGTCTACGCCAGTTGCGATCGCCGACGCTTCGGTGTGGAGGTACAGGATCGCGTCAGGATGCTTGGCAGCGAAGATCGAGAACGCCAGCAGGTTCTCACCGAAGCACTTGCGGACTGGCGTCCTGCCCTTGTTTGCAGAGTTCATCATCACGACGAAGCGATCAGACTTGACGCCCATCAGTTCGTGACCCGTGACAAGGGTGCCATCCGCATCAGCGAATGATGGTGTCGGCTTGAAGACCGGCTCGACAGCGTGCGGAACATAGATCGACTCGATGCCATCGTCCGCCATCATCCGCTCGGCAAATCGGCTCATCGCGATCGGCTTGACGTTGGGACGCTTCAACCATTGCAGCACCTTGGGCGGTGCTGGCTGGTGATCGATTGGCGCCCACGCGGCGATCTTCGGGATCTGCTTTATGCCCGGATTCTCTAGCGCCCACACGTCAAACAAGATCACGACCAGGCTGGGGAGTTCGGTGCCGTGCGCCCAATGCTGCGCGTGCGCGTTCAAGATATCATCGCTATAACCGGAGATCCCGCAGGGATACAGCTTTACCCCACCATTCCAAGTAGTCTCCGCGCCCTGCAAGCCATAGTTGCACGCGATTGCTACTTCGTGCTGATCGCGCGTTAGGCGCTGAACAACCTGCGCCGTCTGGACGCCGTAGCCTGTAGCAGAAAATGGAGCGTTCGAGGCCCAAAGCACGCGCTGCCGCGTCACGCCCTCGGCTTGTGGTGGTGCTGGTGGCTTTGTGTGCTTCGCCTGTTGGCGTCGCGTCGCGCGATTCGACATACTCCCCCGTCCAAAAAAAATAGTGGCTACCCGACAAACGATCTGCCGGGTAGCCACCATTCTACCTATCGATCAGGATGCGCCACCGATGAAGTGGTTGACGTGACTGACCTGCGGCAAGTTGCCGTCCACGCGAAGGATCGTGCGGAGCGTGACCAGATCCGTCGAGAACGCGAAGTCACTCGAAGAATCGACACGAATGCCGCCGACCTGACGAACGTAGTAGCTGGGGAGGTGGCCGAAGATTACGCTCTTCACGGCAGTACCTGCATCAGCCATTGCTGGGTTCTCGTAGAGCGGGAAGCCGAGCAGCGTGTCGGGGGTGTTCTCGTTGAGGCGAGGCGCGAAAACGTAATTCCCGGCCGTATCTTTGA